TGGCCTAATCTACAGGAGCGTCCTGCTGTGATGTCACAAGCAAAGCAACCAAAGATGGTTGCATATGTATCGTTAACAAAGGAGTATCAGTAATGAGTGAAGAACTAGATTCCTTGCTAGATGAAATCAAGGCCACAGAAAAACATCTATCGGAACTAAGACAGGAATATCGTCAACGCAAAACTGCCGGTGTACGTGCCGCGATAGAAGCACGTAATGAGGCAGATAAGGTGTTGCGTGAAGAACTAAAAGCGATTGGGTATCGTGACCCGATGGACTTTTGGAGAGGGCGTCACTTCTAGTGCCTAGTCACGCAGCATTTCGCGCAGCACGAAAGTATGGTTACAGGAGTGGGTTAGAACACAAGGTATCTATTTATCTTGACGAACTCAAAGTAAAATACGACTATGAGAAGTTAAAGATAGAATGGGAAGACCTTGCGTACCGCACCTATACACCAGACTTCGTGCTGTGCAATGGTATTATTATCGAAACGAAGGGCATGTTTACAGCAGCAGACAGGAGAAAGCATCTTGCAGTTAAGAAGCAGCATCCCCAGCTTGACATCCGCTTTGTATTTGAGAATAGTAGACGTAAACTACGTAAGGGTGCCAAGTCCACTTATGCAGAGTGGTGTATCAAATATGGGTTCAAGTATTATGACCGCATAATACCGGAAGATTGGTTGAAAGAGAAAGGCAAGAACAAGCACCCGAAGTTCATCAAGTTCAGTGGAAGCAAAGTAAAAAGGAGATAGCTATGGAACACATGTCGTTTGAAGATGAGGATTTTATAATCCGTGTTAGACCAAGCGTAAAAGAGGATGGAGAGTGGACAGGAGAGATAGACATCTCTATTATTTCTCAAGCGGACAACCCGCTTAATGATGAGGGATATAATCAAGTCATGCATTTTTGCAAGATGGTATGCTCTACTGTGCCTATAATGGAGCAAGACGAAACCCTTCGTAATCTCGTTCATACTTATGTCATGGAAGTAGTTGACAATGATGACGATATGATGGATGATGATGAGGTAATCATTACTAAAGAAGATGGTAACGTGGTACACCTTAACTTTGGCAGTAAGACAAAGGGGAATGCATAATGCGACACGAAGAGTTTATGAAGCAAGCTGCTTTGAAAGCAGACGAGGCAGGGGCTGCTATGAAAGATATGGTCAACAGTCCCCCGCACTATAACAAGGCGGGGATAGAGTGTATTGACGCCATCCGTGCTGCCACAGGAGATGGTTACGAATATTACCTGCAGGGCAACATTATGAAATACCTGTGGCGTTACCGCTACAAGAACGGTACAGAAGACCTCAAGAAAGCGCAGTGGTATCTGGATAAGCTGATAGAGGAAGTAGAAGGCTGCTACGATGAGAGTTAAAGTCTACCTAACAATCGACATTGACCCTGACGAGTATCCTGTTCCTGCCGACGAGGACGTTGGCACGGAGATTGAAGACGGCATTCGTGAATACTTCTATGATGTAGACGGTGCTGAAATTAGACATGTTAAAACACTGACGGAGTGACGAGATGAACAACTATCTACCTACAGACTATCAGAACTTTATTGCCCTTTCCCGATATGCTCGTTGGAAAGAAGACGAACAGCGTCGTGAGACTTGGAGTGAAACAGTCGAAAGATACTTTGACTACATGGAAAATCACCTTGGGCAAAACTATAACTATGCTTTGCCAGATGAACTACGTGCAGAACTTGAAGAGGCTGTGCTTAATCAAGATATCATGCCAAGCATGAGAGCATTGATGACTGCCGGTCCTGCACTGGACCGTTGCCATGTTGGCGGCTACAACTGCTCTTACGTGCCTGTGGATGACACTAAAGCCTTTGATGAAACTATGTACATACTTATGTGTGGCACAGGCGTAGGCTTCTCTGTAGAACGTGAGAACGTAGATAAGCTGCCTATCATTAACGAACACTTTGAGCATACCCATACAACAATTAAAGTAGCGGACAGTCGTTCTGGATGGGCAAGGGCGTTGCGTGAGTTGATTGCTATGTTGTACGCAGGACAGATTCCAAGGTGGGACGTGTCAGGGGTAAGACCGGAGAGCGCAAGACTAAAGACTTTTGGTGGTCGTGCATCTGGCCCTGCTCCTCTTGAAGAGTTGTTCCAGTTTGTTATTGACAAGATTACAAACGCTGCAGGTCGTAGGCTCTACCCACTAGAGTGTCACGATATCATGTGTAAGATTGGTGAGGTTGTAGTCGTAGGTGGGGTACGACGTAGCGCACTCATCAGCCTGTCTAACTTAGGTGATACGCAGATGCGTCACGCTAAGTCGGGACAGTGGTGGGAGAACGAGGGACAACGCGCGCTTGCAAACAACAGCGTGTCCTACAAGTTCAAACCTGACATGGATACTTTTATGCGTGAGTGGTTAGCTTTGTATGAGAGTAAGTCAGGTGAGCGTGGTATCTTCAACAGGCAGGCAGCTAAAAAACAGGCATCACTAAATGGTAGGCGTGATGCAGAACAGGAGTTTGGCTGCAACCCCTGTAGTGAAATCATCCTGCGCCCGTATCAGTTCTGCAATTTGTCAGAGGTTGTGGTGCGTTCATCTGACACACAACAGTCACTGACGGAAAAGGTTCGCCTAGCTACCATCTTAGGCACGTTCCAATCTACACTGACAGAATTTAAATACTTACGTAATGTGTGGAAAAAGAATACAATGGAAGAGAGGCTATTGGGTGTGTCTTTAACAGGCATCATGGATAACGCCATGATGTCAGGCAAGTCAGCGCATCTTGGCATGAATATTAGTGCTACGCTTAATGCACTAAAGGAACAGGCTATTAACACCAATGCAGCTATGGCTGAACAGCTTGGCATCTCACAGTCAGCAGCCATAACCTGCGTGAAGCCATCTGGCACTGTCTCACAGCTTGTTAATAGCGCGTCAGGTATTCATGCCCGTCACAATCCATACTACATTCGTACCGTGCGTGGTGACAACAAAGACCCGATTACGCAGTTCCTTATCTCTGAGGGTATTCCTGCAGAGCCTGACGTAATGAAGCCTGATAGCACAACAGTGTTCAGCTTCCCGATGAAGTCACCACATAGTGCCGTGACACGGTTCGACATGTCTGCTATTGAGCAACTTGAACTATGGTTACTGTATCAGCGTCACTGGTGTGAACACAAGCCGTCTGTTACCATCTCCGTCAAAGAACATGAGTGGATGGAAGTAGGAGCATGGGTGTATAATCATTTTGATGAAGTATCAGGTATCAGCTTCCTGCCATTCAGTGAGCATACGTACAAGCAAGCACCCTACCAAGATTGTACCGTTGAAGAATATGGTGAGATGCTAGAGCGTATGCCAAAGGCGATTGACTGGGCATGTCTACAAGACTACGAGAAAGAAGATACTACATCTGGTGGTCGTGAGTTAGCATGTACGGCAGGTGTATGTGAAGTGGTTGATATTGAAGCAGCATGATTGAAGGTGCAGACATGCCTAACTGGTGGCAGTGGTGGTTGTTATTCGCCATCACTGTCAACACCGCTATCAACGTAGTCGTGTTCTTCAAGCACAGGTTCAGGCAGCAGAAAGGTGTTGACACATGAGCCAAGAGAAACTAATATGGAAGCAAGGTAACGGATGGGTGCAGTACAATCCACCCCGTCACCATCCTTGCTATGAAGAGTGGATGAAACGAAAGGAGAAACAGAATGAAGGAAAAGATGATTAGTGTGTTAAAAAATCATGCACAAGCAAACGTGCATTTACACATGATGAACATTGAAACGTACTTCAAGAATCCTGCAGGTATTGGAGAACACTCTGATATCATGGAAGCTGTACAAGCCGAACTAGATAAAATGGCTGTACACGAAGACCGTCTCGCAATCCTAAACAACTGGCCCGAAGGAGAGTAAAATGCAAAGCATGGAACCACAAACTAAAGACCGTAAGAAGTTTGATATTGACCTAGCGTATGGTAAAATACGTGAACAACGGGTAGCAGACATGCTTCAGGACAAGAAGATTGAAGTCAAGACTGAGCGTGGTAACTTTAGCAATCCCAAGAGTTGGGTGCATACGGGCAACATAGCTATTGAGTTTGAGAGTTATGGAAAGCCCAGCGGCATCAATGCTACAGAGTCTGATTACTGGTTCCACAATCTGGACATTGGTGATGAAACTTTTGCAACTGTTGTGTTCAATACACAATCATTGAAGCGTATCATCGACAAACTAGATTACAAGCGGACTGTTTCTGGGGGCGACAACATGGCTTCACGCCTGTACTTACTAAACCTTGAGAAGCTGTTTTCTTCTGACGTAATCAAAGCCTTTGAGGAGACTGATAATGAATGAAATACTGGCAGGTCATTTCCAAAACGGTTATGACGCTTTCAGCGAGGTAGACGAGGTGTACGTCAAGCGTGTTGGCATTGTGTACCACCAGAAAGCCAACCCATTAAAGGCTAATGGTAAGTACACCCACTCTTCACATCGTGAGTGGCAGCGCGGATGGAACACCGCCTACTTTGAGAATTTGGAGAAACAGAATGGACTTAGAAAACGAAGCTAAACAGTGGATGAAGGAGAAATATATGTATGGGATAACTGGCACAGCTTACCAAATAGCAGCTTGTGACACAGCTATCTTCCCGAAGAATAAGGCTATGGAGTATCTTACTCTTGGCCTTACCGGGGAAGCAGGTGAGATAGCAAACAAGGTTAAGAAGTTTATACGCGACGGCGCACCGCCCGACGAATACGAGGCTAAAAAAATACAGATTGCGTATGAGATTGGTGATGTGATGTGGTACTGCGCTGTCCTCGCCGAAGAACTTGGCATGGACCTTGGACACATCATGGAGAAAAACTTGGAGAAGTTAGCTGACAGAAAGAAACGTGGTACGCTGGCGGGGTCAGGTGACAACAGGTGACTAAATGGTTTATGAGAGTGTACGTGGCTATCGTGTTTTCGTACATCTCATATATTATTGGTACAGCACTTGTTCACACAATTTGTGATTGTTTAAAGTAAAAGGGGCCGTGAAGCCCCTTCTTTTTTACTTAGCAGCAAAGCCTAGCATCAGTTCAAGATGCACTTCGTTAGCAAGACTAGGCTCTAGTTGGTCCTCTGTTAGATAACCCTTGCGGATTAACTCTGGGCCTTTTTCTTTAAGTAAGAACGGTAGAGCGACAGATGCGGCTCTCCTTTTATCTGGGGGAAGCCGTCTAAACTTTTGCACAGTTCGTAGATACTCCGTTAGTCTAACATCAATGGGATTGCCGTCTTTATCAGTTAAGTCACTACGGGCATTGTCTAGTTCAGTGCCGGGTGCCGCCGTTATGATACCATCAATTTGAGATTTAATAATTTTTAATTCGTCATTTATTAAATCCGTCTGTTGTAGACGGATAAATGCCTCATCTGATATACTGGCACGTGCTTTGTCACTACGCATACGAGCCATGTCTTTAAATTTACCCGTAATCCTATCACTACGCACAAACTCTACAATACTGGGTAGCACCTCACGAAGAACCTTTGTTTCGTACCTTTGAAAGCCCGGTGAAATAGTACGAGGTCTAATCTTGTAGTCCATGAAACCAAGGCTGCTCAAGAATTTACCGGCTTCACTTATATCTTTACGTTGTGTAATACCAGTAAATACTTTGGCAAGGGAGCCGACACGAGGCTCTGCATTACCCTCTTGGAAGATTGTCTCACGCAGGGGTGCTTTCTTTTCCTCTGACGGAGTGAATAGAGTTGTGTATCCTCTACGTCTGAACGGCTCTAAAAAGCCACGTTTTGTGCTGCCTATATCTAAACCAAACGCTTTTTCTGTTTCAAGGTTAGGCTCACTACGAAGGTCAAGATATTCATTTGGCCTAAATTCAAATGCACGTTGTGTTTCGATTACCTGATTTAGCGGCGTTAGGAACGTGCTTGCGTATTCACCAAGCAATTCACCAAGAAGCTGCTTACCCCGCTCACCGCCGATAGCATCTGCCTCTGAAAACATCTTAGATACATCTTGGAATATAACCGCACCACCGCCTGCACGTATATTAGCACCAACAAATGTTTCTACACCCTCTTTAAAGCCGCCACTTTCCATCCACTTGTCGAGTGAGCCGTCGCCCTTACGTTTATTCCACTCTGCAAGCCACAAAGCCTGACGTAGAATAGGTGACTGAGAAGAAATATCTACTACAGTGTCGTCATCATTGCGGATAGTCTTGTAATCAGAGGGGGCATCTTCACTATTACGATACATCATCGCGGCTGGTAGTATAACTGTTGCGCCAATTATGTTGCGCGATATTTGTTTACGTTCGTCACCAGTAAGTGGCCCACGAGCCTCTAATGATACCCTATTAAACGTCTTTCTAAGGTTTTTTCTCTGGTCATCAGTTAGGTCTTCAAACTTTTTACCAACCAAAGCAATTTCATCTTCATTAAGACCAGACTTAGCACTTTTCAGTAAGGTAAACTCGTCCGACTTTAACGGCCCAAAACTTGTGCGATACTTTACCGCATCGTAGCTACGCCTAATTGCAGGTGCAAATGCGCCACCAGAATATTGCGCAGCAAGTTCCATGCTGTTAAACATAAAGCGAGGAAATGGCGCTACAGTGGTTAGACCATTGCGCGTAATGAAGGATGTCAACTCGCGGAATACTGCAGTGTCGGGCTGCTTTGCGTAGGTAATATCCAAAGCCCTGTCTACAGAATCAGAAATAAGCTGTTTGAAGGGTGTTTTATTTGTTCCTACAAGTTCAGGTGCATCGTTTAATAGGTCATTAAATCGTCCGTCATTGATTACATCAATCAATTCTACGCCATACTCACGTTTGACAAGACGTTCTAACTCTGCAGTAAACGTGCCTCTACGAATAAGATATTCTTGCCAACGGTTAGGGAAGTTGATTACGTCAACACCTTTCTCTGCTAAAGTTAGTGTGCCGTCTAGCAATCCACCCGTACCCGCACCTGTGCTACGTCGCACCTCATTAATCTGATTAAACATCATGTCAAACTGATTGCTGAGTTCTGGCCGTTTAAGTATATAATCTGTATACTCTTTCATGTTGCCATAATTACGTGGGTCGAACATGTATTTCATGTGCCTAAAGCTGTCAGCCCAATTGCCCTGCACATCACCAAGACTACGCACACCGGCAACCATTCCGTCTTTGCTATAATTATACAGTGCAGTATCAAGCACGTTCTGCAACCCTTCAAGTGGCGCACGTACACCACCGGACGACAAGTTACGTGCAGCAGTAGCAACCTGCGAAACAAGCAAGCCACGACGAATGTTTTCAATCCGACGGAAAGTACGAGCAAACGCTCCCTGCATATCCATCATCTGCGCTTCTTTAAGAGCGTCTAGTTCATTTTTAGGCTTAACACGACGAGAGATTTGAGAAAATTTGTTCAGGACTTGACCTGCTTCAGAAGCAGAGCCAACCATCATAGTAGCATACTCTTCAAAAGACAGGTCATACTTGTTTAGCAGCGACAGAAGTTCGCCCTCTGGCATGATTTCTTGGTCAACAGAAAGTTCAAACAGCACATCTACCAGACGCTTACCTGACTTGGGGTCATATGTAATACCTTTTTTCTGCATTACCTCTGCAGCTACAGCCACAAAAGAGTCTAGGTTCTCTGCCTTGATAACAGGCACAGTAAGATGGCCGTTATCGTCTAGCATAAAGTCTGGTATGTCACCCTTGACGCCAGTTAGTTCTGTTTTGGGCTGCACCATATTTAGTAGGAAGTTACGGCTCACATCAGGAGAACCGCCCTGCTCTACAAGTTTAGCTGCACCTGCTGCCCTGTATTGTTCAGGGTCAAGGATAAGTTCGTCGCCTTTTGAACGAGAGATAAGTAGGTTCTCATCGAGGATTGTATCAATGTTTGTTTTACTACGCGCGCCTAATTGCTGCTCAAACTCTTTAATCATTTGAGTTGTTAAATTAGTGTGTTCAGCGGCTGCAGCTTTTGCGGCATCGCGCTTGGCAGCACGAGTTGTCTTTTCTGCGAGAATAACAGAGTTAATATTCTTGAACTTGCTGGTTTCTTCCGCTACATTACGAGCCACCTCACGTGCCTCTCTGCCAGACAGTCCAGAAGCAGCCTTGAGTGCATCCGGCACCATGCCAATTACAGGAAGTGTTTCAAGGTAGGTGATAAAGTTACCAGTTTCACGTGCAAAACTTTCTGCTGCCCCACGAGGTGTCATTTTACCGGGACCAACAGTTTCCATAAAGGCGTCATAAAAGGCTGGAGATTCTTTTTGTAGATTGGTAAAGAATGCTTCGGCTACATCTGTGTAACCAGCACTGGTATAATTGATGGCAGACCCTATGGCCATGATAGTAGAAAAGGCTTCTTCGCCCATTCCATAATCAGAAGCAGTCTGGAAGAAACTTTTCATTGCACCGTCTTCCATATTTGGAAAGACCTGTGTGGAGAAATATTCTTCCATAGTCATTTGAGCATCAGCAGCACCCTGCGTAAGCATTGCTTCTGTCTCTGCGCTTTCTTTACTTACTTTTGCTACACGTCTATTCGGGTCAATTGCAAGTATTCCACCGGGCCTCATGTTTGCGGGTGTACCGCCGTACATATTTACAGCAGCCTCACCACGGGCCTTTGCTTCTGCATAGTATGGGTTTTCATCCTCTGCGAGAGAAGACTGTTCGTAATATTCAGCGGTAGGCTCAAAAACAGGTATGGCTAATTCCGCTAGTATTTTTTCTTCAGCGTCAGTAAAAACAACCATCTCGCCCTGCGCCTGCTGTTCCTCTTTAGCACGTGCAGAAGCAATTAACTCTTCACGTGTTTGACGCACAGCAGTTTCGTCAGCGTTCACAATACTTTGTGCGCTGGTGGTTGAGCCATCATCATCTTCAAAACGATTGAATGCGGAGCCGGGGGCTGTGTTCACAGGCAATGCGGGTGCTTGCTGTGCTATTACTCCACTAGAGGAAAGGGCAGACCCTGTTCCGGGGTCATCTTCAAAACGGTTAAATGCAGACATGCTTACCTAAAACCGTCGTCAACGGCACCCCCTGTATATACCATGATACCTGTTCTATTTCCCTGTTTATAACGAACGATAGTGCCGATAGCTAAGTTACCGTTACGAGCAGCCTCACGTGCTTCGTCTAGTGAGTTGAAAGATTTGTTAAGTGTGGGGTTTGCTGCAGGGTCTTTATATTTATTTATATATAGTTTAGCGTTCGTAGAAAGAAGGT